GTTCGCATGTCGATGCCGTGCACGTCGCGCAGGTAGTCCGCGATCGGCTGTGCGAACTTGCAGAGCACCGCGCTCGGCAGGTCGCAGTAGAGCATCTCGCCGATGGTGTCCTTGCCGCAGCGTGGCGGCCCGTTCAGCAACACGACCCTCATCGGCTACTCCTCTTCCGTTTCGTCGTCGGCGAGCCGGCAGATCGTGCAGCCCGCTTTCCCGCAGGGTGGCGTTGCGTCGGCATCCGCAGCGTCTCCAGCCAGTTCGTGTTCGGGTCGGGGTCGGCGAGTCCGCGCCTCTCGTATGTGAACCCCTCGACCGTGAGCCTTTCGACCGCGCCCACCTGGACCACGGCCGGGTATTGATGCACGGTCCCGTCGGGCTGCAGATGCGCCACTCCGATGCCTCGTTGCCATCCCGTGTTGGCCCCCTTGATGTAGGCCCGCCCCACCTCGTGCCGCGCGCCCATCGGCGTCGACATCCACGAGAGCGCTTCGTCGCGTTCGTTCGTCCCGTAGGCGACCGACGCCCGGTGGACGTGCCCGCTCTGCCCGCTGCGGCCGGCCGATCGCAGCTCCGACAGCGCGGGCGTCTGGCCCAGCGCGGTCCCGTGGTGCACGCGGTAGTGGCCGAACAGCAGGAAGCCCGGCTTCGCGTCCTCGGTGCCGGCCGGCGACAGCGTCGAGCCGCCCAGCATCAGGCGCACGTCGAACTCACGCAGGCCGAGAAGCTCGTCGATGCGCAGCGACGGCAGGCCGACCAGCGCGGGCGCGCACTGCGTCAGGTAGCGCGGCAGCCGGTCGCCGAGGTCGTGGTTGCCGCCGGTGAGCCACAGGTCGCCGTCGTGCACCGATCGCAGGTGAGCGATCATCTGCCGTTGGAACGCCAGTTCGCTCGCGAGTGATTGCGTCCAGTCGCGCGGCTGCACGTGCCGCGAGATGCCGCCGTCGTCGATGATGTCGCCGTTCAGCAGCACGCCGTGCGGCCGCAGGTCGCGGATCGCCTGCAGGAAGGCGAGCCACACGAACGGATCGAGCATGCTGCCGTGCGTGTCGCTGATGGAGAGCAGCAGGTAGGCGGACGAGAGCCGGCGCTCCCGGTCGGCGACGTAGGGCGCGACGTAGCGGGCGAAGTAGCGGCTCGCGTGGTCGTGCCGGCTCGTCTCGGCGCGCTTCCGGCGCCACAGCATCGTGCCGACCTGGTCGCGCAGGCCGGCGACCTCGAGCGCGTGCGTGAACGTGCCGAACTCGGCGTCGAGGAACTGCACCGGGAAGTGCCCGAACAGCTCGTAGCGGCGCCGGCTGATGCTGCGGAACGCGTGCCACGGGTTCGTTTCGGCGTCCTCGGCGACGCGCACGACGTCGGCCAGCATCTGCTCGACGGTCGGCCGTTGCTTCGCCTTGCCGGCCAGGATGCGCGCCTGTTCGGCGGCCTGCTTGGCCTTGCGCTCGTGCGCGCGGCGGCGCTCCTGCTCGTCCTGCCGGAGCGTCTCGGGTGCCGCCAGGAACTCGTCAACCGTGCGCTTCACCGCGGCTCGTCCCGCACGCACTTGCGCACGTGGTGCTGCAGCGTGTCGTAGGCGACGTCGAGCCCGTTCGGCACCAGGAAGTCGCGGCGAAACTGCGCCCACGAGACTGTGGTGCGGCCAGACTCGCGCGCCTTGTGGAACTCGACGATCGCGTTCGCGAGTTCCTTGTTGCGGCAGACGCTGCACTTCGACGGCTGCCGCGGCTTGGTCTTCGACATCCACTCCGCGAGGCTCTGCTTCTTCGCCATCGGTTGGTCCTCGGTCAGCCGCCCAAGATCGCCTTCCCGGTCGCCACGATCGCGCGCCACCGCGCGGCCTGCTCCATGACAGCCCGCAGCTGGTAGGCGAACTCGCCCGGCTCGGCGCCGACCAGGAGCGTGCGGTCCTCGAACGCGCCGTCGCGGTTCCACAGCTGCACGCGGATGCGGTTGCGGCCGGAGGATTCGTCGGCGCGCTCCACCTCGCGCAGCATGGCGTCGAGGATGTCGAACTCGTCGTCGGTCATGGTTCCTCGTCAGGGATCCGGTCGAGCCGCCGCAGTTCCGCCAGCGTGAGCGGCTGCATGTCGGCGCCCAGCATCTTCTCGAAGGTCAGCCGGCCGCCGCGCCACGCCGCCGCCTTCGTCTTGCCGAGCACCTCATCCTGCACATCGCGGCCCTGCGCCTGCAGCCATCTGCGGAACGTCATGTCGGCCGGAACGGGGCCGTCAACCGCGGCGCGCGTGCCGATCGGATCGCCCCCGAAGTCGGGGACGGTCGTGCTGCGGCAGTTCGGGTGCGCCGGTGGCATCGGCCCCTTGCCCAGCTCGTAGACCTCGCCGTCGCGGCTGGCGCAGACGATCGACGTCTTGCTGTCGAGGGTCGAGATCCAGCGATAGGACGTCACGCCGATCGCCTTGAACGACTCGGTGCGCGCGATGCTGCTCGCGTGCGTCGCCGCGGTGCGGACCAGCGTCCCGACGGCGCTCGCGCTCTGGCCCGACAGGATGCCGTCGGAGTAGTCGCTCGCGCGCGAACCGCGCAGGCCGCGGATGATCTGGTCGGTGGTCAGGTTCTCACTGAGCCCGGTCTGGATCCATGCCCGCGTCTTGTCGCCAGTCGGGCCGACCAGCATCTTCCCGAACCACTTCTCGACCGGCTCGCCGAGCACCGGCCGCGCCTGCACCGCCTCGACGACGAGGCGATCGTTGACCGGCGGAGGATCCACCCGCAGCGTCTTGGCGGCGCTCTCGCGCACCCACCCGACCTCCTGCTTGACGAGGTCGGCAAGGCGCTCGGTGGTCAGCCGGCGCACGGCGTCGCTTCCTCGAGCGACGACCGCCTCGATCTCGGCCATGAGCGCCCGCAGCTCCGGGTAGGCGGCGGCGACGAGGTCCGGGCCGCGCGGCGTGAACGTCGCCAGCCTGGCGCCGACGGCGCGAAGGACTGGCTGCACGACCTCGCGGCGGAACTCCTCGATCGCCTCGACCTGCATGCCGCGCACGGTGCGGGCGACCAGCAGCTCGTGCCGGTAGAAGCGCGCGATCCACCGACCTGCGCCCTTCCTGAGCGCGGCGCGGATGGTGTCTGTGGTCGGGATCGCGGTGGAGGTCACTTCGGCACCGCGACCATTCCCGTCTGCGGGTCGATCTTGTGGCCGTCACGCAGCGCGGCCTTGCCGGCGGCGGTGCGCGGGTCGACCAGCCGAACAGAGGCGGGCTTCGGCTGCGGCTTCTTCTTCTCGGTGTCGGTGGTCATGCGGGCACCTCTTCCTCTTCCTGGTCGTCCCCCTGGTCCTGCGGCTCGTCCTCCTGCTGGCCTTCCTGCGGCGGCTGGCCGGGCTGCGGCTGACCCTCGGCCTGGACCTGCCGCAGCATCGCCTCCATCTGGGCTTGCTGGCTGCGCTCCTTCTCCATCGTGACCGCCTCGGCCTCGGCCTCCGGGTCGAAGTCGTCGGCGAAGTCGCCGGACCGCGCGCGCTCCTTCAGGTAGGTGCCGAGCGTGATGTAGCCCTGGTCGGCGTCGGCCTTCAGCGCCATCGTGCGGGCGCCGCTCATGGCCTGAATCATCGACGACGCGCGGTAGAGCGAGACGTTGAAGTCGTCCGGCAGGTCGACGCCGATCCACTGCGCCGCGATCTCGAAGGCGCGGTAGAGAGCCCACTCCATCGCCTCGACCCACTGCTGCGCCTCGCTCATCTCGGCCGTCTCGGCGCGCACCTCGCCGGTCGCGGTGGCCGAGCCCTTCTGCATCGGCTCGACGGCGCTCGACTTCATCCGGAACTCGGTCTTCTCGATCTCGGCGCGCGCGATGGTCAGCGACGTGCCGGCGATCTCCACGAACCGCATGTCGGCGCTGTCGCTCGTCGTCATGAAGTGGGAGCCCTCGCCCCTCTTCGGCGGCGAGTCTGTGTCCTGCGAAGAGAGCCCGCGCCCGAACAGGATCGGGTGCATGCAGTAGCGGACCGCGCTGTCGAGGATGCTCTGCTGGTTCCAGTGCTTGACGTTCAGCTGTGCGAGTCCGATCAGCGGCGGGCGCGCGTGCATGAAGCCAAGCTGCTTCGTGTAGACCACGACGAGCGGGATCTCGCCGTTCGGGAAGCCCGTCGGCGTCGGCCCCTCGATGAGCTTGTAGCCGCGCAGGTCGCTGTAGCCGCGAGACGCCTCGGTCGTGCCGGCGATGGAGGACTTGCCGTAGCTCGCTTCCCACAGTTCGACCGTCTCGCCGGTGTAGCGGCGCACCCTCTGCACGAGCTCGTCGCCGATGCCGTCGGAGCGCGGCCGATACTTCCACTCGCGCACGCGCAGCTCGGTGCACACCTCGCGGCCGAACCGAACCTCGCTCTGGAACCCGATGATGTTGTCGGGCTCGATGCGGCACAGGTAGGGCCGCGCGTCGATCGCCTCGGCCTCGGCCAGCGTCATGCCTTCCGGCCGCGGCACGTTGTCGACCAGGAAGAACCCTGCGCCGCGGCGCACGGCGTCGTTGTAGATCATCGAACCGAACACCGACAGCGACCGGCCCTGCCGATCGGCATCGTCGATCATGCGGTCCAGGAACGGATCGAGCTGCTCGCGGCCGGTGAACGTCGGCGGCTTCTCGAAGGGGCGGCCGGCGATGCGGCTCGTCGCCTCGACGAACGCGGGCAGCAGGACCGACGAGTCGAGGCGCTCGCGGTAAAGGTCCGGCTCCGCCTTCTCGCGCGCGGTGCGCGGCGTGAACGTGATGCCGGCTTCGCGCATCGCGCGGGTGCCACCCTCGAGCGCTCGGCAGACCTTCCAGTCTTCCTCCATCTCGATGCGAGGACCGTTGAAGAGGCCGATTGTGTTGCTGAGGTCCATGTTCAGTAGACGAGCGCCTTGCGGGTCTGGATGGGGTGCCGTTCGTGGACGTAGTAGCGAATCGCGTCGACCCAGTGCGTGCGCCGGCCGTCGCTCTTGTCGATCTTGCGTTCGGCGCCGGGGCGGTCGTCCCACACCACGCCCTCGAAGTCCTTGATCGTGTGCGCGCACGACGGATCGACGACGAGGTGCACCTTGCCGGTCATCGTCAGCAGCCGCGAGCACACCGCGTTCACGCTGTCGACGATCGACGGCGCCGACTTGCCGACGCGCAGCTTCGCGTTGAAGGTCTGCCTCAGGTCCGCCATCACGACCTGCCAGTCGGTGCTGTCGCTGTTCGTGTGGCGCTGGTTGCCGCCGACGTCTCCGTAGACGTGGACCTCGCCCTTGTGACCGGCGAACCGGTTGCGGAACGCCTCGCACATGCGCGCGGCCGTGTTGTCGTCGGCGCGGTAGTGCTCCCAGACGACGGCCGTGCACTGCTCGCCGTCGATGGTCTGCTCTTGGATCGCCACCGCGGCGCCGGGTGAGACGTTGAAGTCGAGCGTGAACACGAGCGGCAGGTCGGGGCGATACTCGACCTTGCGCACATGGCGCGCGGCGTCCCAAGGGTCGAACACGCGGCCCGTCTGCGTGAGGAACGACGCCTCGTATTCCTGCGCGAAGCTGCGGGCGTCCATCGTCTCGCGCGCGGACTGCAGCTCGGCCGGGTCGATGACGACCGATGACGTCCAGTGGAACGCCTCGTAGCCGTCCAGCTTGCCGTTCTTCGCCTCGTCCCACAGGTCGAACGCGTGGTTGCGCCCGTCCGGCTTGAACATCAGGATCGCCCAGCCAGGAGGGCGTCCGCGCGTTGACAGCGCCGGCCGGATCGAACGCGTGAACGCGCCCGGCTTGAAGTAGGCATACTCGTCGCCGATGAAGCCGTCGACCGCCATGCCCTCGGCGCGCGTCGGCCTGTCCATGCCGACGCAGATGATGCGGGCCCCTGTCACCAGCTCGATGGTCAGCTTCGGACGCTCGCGCACCGAGACGATCCAGTCGGGCGTCAGGCGCTGCTTGATTCGCGGCCACCATAGGCGCTCGACCATCTCGTAGGTCGGCGCCGCCACGAGGTAGGTCGGGTCGGCGACGTCGACGGGCGGGCACAGAGCGCCGCTGAACATGCGCCGCGTCTCGTTCACGCGCGGACCGTGCCCGACGAGCAGGTAGTCGAGCGCGTCCATGCTCTTGCCGCTGCGGCGACCGCCGGCCGCGATCTTGACGCGCGCCGGGCTCTCGCGCATGCGGCGCCGCTCGAGGTGGTCGATGCGCCGCGTGCCCGCTGGCGGGCGCCAGGTCAGCGGCAGCACGTCTGTCACGTCGCCTCGCCGGGATCGCCCGCGTTGGTGGCGTCGGCCGTGGGGTCGCCCTCCGCCTCGGTCGATGCCGCAGCCAGGAACTGGCGAAGCGCCTGCTGGCGCTCGAGGTCCGCCGCGCCCTTCTTCGCCGCGCGCGCCTCGGCGTTGTAGGCGGCGACGCGGGCGACGTCGACCGGCTTCTGGATGCGGTGGATGCGCTCGAGATACCACTGCGCCGCCTCGGACTCCCCCGGCGTCCCGTCCGCGATCAGGTCGCACTGGTGCATCTCGCCCTCGGCCTTCGCCTCGTCGAACTCTGCACGCAGCTTCGGGTGCCGACGGATGCGCTCGCGGATCGAGCTATCGGTCTGGCCGAACCGCGCCGCGATCGCGCTGAGCCGGTATCGACCCTTGCGCAGCATGTCGAGCTGCTTCTTCCACTGCTCGGGCGAGAGGAACGTGTTGCCCCAATCCGGGTTCGGGTCCGGACTGTTCGGGTCGTCGTAGTCCTTGCAGGGCTGGCCCATGCGGTCTCGATCGAGACGGCTAGCCGTCGCCCGCGGATGCGTCGTTGGGGCGGTTAACCCAAACGTCGCCGCGCATGATGCTGCGCTTCCGCTTCTGGCACCGGTTCACGCGCTCGCTGCGGCACTTTCTGCACCGCTCGCGGCCGTCGGTCTCGGTGTAGGTGCCGCAGATGCGGAGGTCGTGGCCTGCAGCGCAGTGGGTCGGGGCAGGTTCCTTGCTCATCGGCACGCCTCGCGCGGCCCGCCCGCGTGCACCTCGCGCTCGCGCTGGACCTGCGCCACGACGTCGACAGGCGTCGCCCCGAACGCGCGCGGCTGGCACCGGATGCAGAGCCAGTGCTCGTCACCGTTCGGCCGGCGGTGGACGTGCAGCGCGATGGTGGCGAGGCCGCAGCCGTCGCACTGGAAGGCGGTCGGCTGCATCGGGGGGCCGGGGAAGGGCTGGGCTTTCACCACCCCTCCGCCGCCAACACGACCTGCGTCACCCCCGGCGCGATCCACTTCGACACGCCGCCCGCATCGAGCAAGACCTGCGTCCAGATCGCCTGCGCCCGCTCGTTCATCGGGTCGTGCCGCAGCACCACCGCCAGCGCCAGCGGCAGCCAGGACGTCGTGAACATGCCGCTGCGCTGCTTCCGGCCGTCGACCGCCAGCAGCTCGTGCTCGACCCAGCGCGAGCCGTCGCGCTCCCACGCGCGATCGACCACCATGCGGGCGCCGTTCAGCGCGATCAGCGGCAGATGGCTGCCGCCGTCGCCCAGCACGCGGCAGGCGAGGTCGAGGCCGTAGGCGCCGAGGGCCTGTTGCCACGGCATCCACCACGAACCGGTGCCAAGGCGGTCATCGTTGACGCGCACGTCCCACGGCCCCGACGTCGGCAGGCGGCTCGCGATCCACTCTGCCCGCTCGTGCCAGTGGTGGCGGACCCGTTCGGCGAGGCCGCGGTCGCGGAGCTCGCGCCACAGGTGCACGGCCGCGATGCCCTCCCACCCGAGCTCGCGGCTCGACCAGATCGCCGACGTAGCGCCGCCGCCGACCGTCAGCTGGATCAGGTAGTTGCGCGCCTGGTGCTCGAGGAGGCGCTGGCAGGCCGGCGAGCCGGTAAAGCGCGCGGCCATCGCGAGGCGGCTGAAGAAGAGGTGCTGCGCATCGGGACCGTTCCAGTTGCTGGCCTCGGCCACGGTCAGGTCGCGCGCCTTGCCGAGCATGTCGCTGCCGCTGCGGTGCGGGCGCGAGTAGAACATGCGCAGCGCCGGCCGGTCGATCGAGTCGACCATGTCGCCCATCGCTTCCAGGTGGTGGCACGGTCGGTTCGCCAGCTTTAGCGCGGCGAGGTAGTTCACCAGCTGCGCGCCGGCCCCATCGGGCAGCAGCGACTCGACTCCGGTGAAGCACTGGTCCTCCTGCGCCCCGGTCTGGCCGCTGTCCGGTGCCCAGCCGAGCGTCGGGGCCTCGAACGTGTGCAGCACGGCCACGGCGCGCGGCAGATGTTGGGAAGCCCACGCGCGGGCGCTGAAACCCTGCGGGAAGCTGACGTTGCCGTCGGCGAACGACCGCGTGCACCCGCGCACGATGACCGCGCCGTCCTTGGCCGCGACGAACGAGGCGAACTGCTCCGGCCGCACAACGTGCCGCGGCCACAGGATGCCGAACGGGATGACGCGCGCCTGGCCAT